TGCGGCTTTATCTGCTTTTTTCTTACCTGACATTTTTTATTTTTTAACTATAATATCTTATACTTCCTTTAGCAGTACCTGTACCATCTAATAAATCACTTACTTTTAAAACAGTATCAACAGATGATACTTTGTTATTAGCAGGATCATTTAATAATACTTCACCTTTAGAATTTAATCCTTTTACAACTATAAAGTGTGTTCCGTTTTGTCCTTTACTACCTATACTCTTTTTACAAAGTATAAATGGTTTTCCTGTTGATTTAATAAAGTCAACTACTTGTTTATACCCAGTACTTCCACCAGATATTGTTTTAGTATATATGGTTCTTTTAGCTTCTTTAGTAAATAAACGAGATGAATCTAACAAACCATCTTTATTATAATTTTGTAAAATATAATTTTGTGATACACTAATTTTTAAATATCTTAATATCATAGTACAACTAGCTATAAAGCAAGCAGTAGTATTAATTTGTTTTTCTCTAGGTACATCATAATAATATATACCATCTTTAGCTAGATTATTTTCAGATTCACCACTAGAACTATAATCAGGAGCTTCAATTGCTTTTTGTTCTTCTTTATCTAATTCAGAATATTGGAAATCAGATTGGAATTCTTCAATTTCACCAGGTACTAAATCTTCTTCACCAATTGGATTATTCTTAGAACCAGCTTCTAAACCAGTTGGAGGAATATTTGATGTTCCTGTTGGTGTTGTGCTTATACTAGGGTTAACAGTAGAAGCCGGATTAGAAGGAGTAGCACTACCTGAAGTAGGTGTTTGTAATAATTTATCAGTTAATTGAGCCACACTAAGAGAACTATTGTCAGATTCATTAAGTGGAATTTCAGCTCCAATAGGATAATCAGATAATTGTAATGTTGATTGTACAGGTGTTTGTAATTGAGCTCCGAATGAATTTAAGTTGGTAGAAGCTAATTGTATATTAATTTCTTGACCACTACATAAATAAATAGAAGCACCATCTGAATTTATATCTTCAAGAATAGGAACCCAACCTTCACCTACTAATGCTTTATTTTGTCCATTTCTAATAATAGTAATAGGATCACCTTCATTAGTTTCATTTCCACCAGCACTCCAAAAATTAGGGATAGGAGATTTTTTAACAGTACTACCAAATCTAATTGATTGACCAAATCTACCTTGCATTATAACATCACCTTCATATGCCACAATATTTCTAATATTAGATTTCTCTTTAAAAGTAGATCCTAATGCTAAATCAGAACTATTATCTCTAATTTTTCTAATAGATCCTTCAGCTATAGTTAAGTAATCTTTTTTAACAGCGTCTGGTAGTTTAGAAGCATTATTAAGATCAGGGAATCCATTATGATGAGTACTGTTCCAAAAATTAAAGACACTTATATAAAAGTAATCTTTAGCATTTGGATCACTAGTTAATTTAGTTGATGGGCCTGAAATTACTAAAACAATTTCTTCTAATAAAGGAAATTGACTATAGTTAGAAGATATAGGCTTAGCAAATGGTAAAGAAGTTGTACTGTCAGGATCTGAAGTTTGATAGACAGGTGAGAATTTAATAAATCCTAAACTAGCCCAACCACCATACTTTGCAAATTCAGGATGTTTATCATCCATAATGATATCCTTAACACGTCCTATTAATAAAGGACTGCTTAGATTACCAGCGCCAATTGGTTTGACTATATCATCAAATACACCCATTAATTAAGTTGTTTTACAGGTTGGTTAGCTTCAAGTTGAACTTTATTTATTTCTTCAAATAATAGTTCTTTATCTCTATCCGACAATAAACCTTCTTCATTAGGATTATTATTAGTCATGGCACGTTGAACGATACCCGCCATTTTAATCAACGCGTCATCATTCTTAACAGATATTTCTAAATATTCTTTTAATAAGGGAACAATCATAACAGCGTCACCCGGTTCATTAATGAACTCTTTAAGTTGTGCTATCATCGCGGATAGTTGCTTTTCTTTGTTCTTGGAATTGGAATAAATGTCCTCAAGTAACGAAGAGAACGATTTTTTACCGAATATAACTTTATCAAAATCCATATATTACATATTTGATATAAATATAAAGCTATAAGAATTTTCGGTTAGTACCTAACATACCCGTGAGTATGATACTCATTGTATATATTCTTGTAATGAGTTTTTAACTTCTTGATGATTTTAGTTACTTGCGGTGTGGATGCGTCAGTTATTTCACGGATGTATATATAAAGTGCCTTTTTATTGAATATATCAATATTTTCACGTTTACGGAATAACTCCATAATAGCATCGGCTATCTTAGCATCATTTTCTTTAGGGAAGAACGAGTATAAGTGTTTGTCGATATATCCCACATAAGCGTCTATAAAATTGAGTTCCTCGTCGGCTAGACGGAAGTTGTCGGTATTATTAACAATATCCGTTATAATGGTTTTATCGTTGTCTATCTCGTCAACTGTTGCTCTATTCTTAAGCTTCTTATAATTAGCGTTATTATATAAAATAAGATAACGTTTAGCAATAGTTCCAAAGTACGAGAATGCTTTACCTTTTTCTGGTTTGTATAGGTGTAGTTTTTCAAGTAAGAAATAAACTACTTCATGCTGTAATTCAGGAATAGTGTCTACTTCAGTATAATAAAACTTAAATGTATGAATAATGTTTTCTGTTAATTTATGAAAAGCATAGTCAATACGTTCATTAAAAATTTTATTACGTACAGCCATGTCAGTAGTTTTAACATACTCAACAATAGCATCTTCTGTATCTTGTGTAAAATAAACATTTGCAGTCTTAGGTTTGCGCTTACGTATAGTCCCTTTCTTAGTGAGTTGGACTTCCTTCTCATCAATTAATACACTCATATATTATCTTGGTCTAAATTCGTTTAATGTTTGTTGAATACCTTTAACAGTTTGAAAGAAGAAACCAATTTCATCATCAGATGAAAATGTTCCTCGCTTATCAATTTCCACAATTAAACGATCTGACTCTGCTATAACAGCATATATGTCTTGAAGTTGTTGTTGTTGTTGGCGTATAATATCTTCTTGACGCTCTAACTTTTTAAGATTGTTATAAACAACGAAGCCTACAATGGTGGCTACCCATAGAATAATAGATATAATTCCTAATATCATAAGTTTTTAATTAAGTCGGCTAAACCTGGGTTTGATTTACTTAAGTTACTTAGTGCTTTTTGTTTAGCAGCGGGTGCCTTAAATGAAGTTACAGGTTTAGGTTTAGTGTTAGTATTGTTATTTAATAATTTTGGTAACCATTCATGTTCAAATTCAACTCGAGCAGCTAATAAGTCCGCCTGATGTAGAATAAAAATGATTGAAGTACGAGGTTTAGTTTCTGGCATGAAAGATAATAGGTAAGGCTTGTTAGCGTCATCATATAACCCATCATGTAACTTAATAGCTAGTAACTCATTCTTTGTTACTGATATGCCAGCTTCATTTAGTAACCATAATCCTCGGTCAGGAACAGACATATATTCCAATCTATCATTGAACATATAAGTCTCATTCAGTTTATCTCGTCTCCATTGGTCAGTTTGTTCAATGTACGACGCATGTTCCACTGTTCCAAATTTACCTAGATCATGATTAATAGCAGAGAAAACAAGTTCCTCAGTAGTATAAGTATCAAATACACCTAACTCACGCCATACAGTATCTATTTTAAGAGCAGCAGTAACAACACGATTAACATGATCTACATACCCACCAGGAAAACAATTATGATATTGAATCTTATTAGAAGCGGGCATTAAAATGAAGCGTTCTTCATGTTGAGCATAGAAATCAAGTAACTTATCTTTCCTATCTCCCGTGATATAGGTTTCAATGTTACTAATGAATGCGTCCCAATTAGATTGGATTTGTTCAGGTGTGATCATAACTTATTTATTTTGTAAAACTTTTAATAATATCTTAAGCGCGTCTTGTACCTTATTAAAGATATGAACACGCTTAGAAGTACCACTATATTCTTCCGAAGGAGAAATATAATGTATTGTATCATTTAAATGGACCTCAATCATAGGATATGCTGCTTCACCTGTTAAACTTGTAACCATTTTATCTACTTTATCATCCGATTCAACATATTCATACTCTATTTCTATCTTCTTTAGAGCTCCTTTAAGCCATTGACAATATATACAATTTTTCATCCCATATACCACTAATCTTAATTTCATTATTATGAGTTTGAAGTTACGGTTTTTTTCTTACGAAGCCAAATTTTCCTTTAAAATTTCAATATAACCTTTTACTTCCACTAATTTCTCGGATTTGTTAAATTGAGTGAGCATAGGAATATATTGTTCCTCAAACATGCGAATCATTTCTTCCTTTTGGTCTTTAGTCATAGTTTTCAAAACAGCATACTCTGCTTGTTCATCTTGTTTAAACAACTCACCAAATACTTCGGTTGTGTTGAATATCATGTCTACTATTGGACTAAGGTCAACAGTAATTTTTTTCTCAATAGCAGATATTTCTTTTTCTAGTTTTTGAATATCTCGCAAATTAGCATCTAAGTTTTTCATTTGTTATCATTTATATATGTATATACGCGCCACGCGCAATTTCTTATACCTTCTTCTTTTTTCGTGGTTTTACACCTTTAGCACGAGGGGTTAAGATGGAATCCCATACTAAATTCTTTCGGGACCATCTCTTTAAACCTATTAATTGAGATTCAGTTTGAATTGGTTTTGCTTCCGCAATATCATACGTCCAAACAAATTCTCCAAACATCATACCAGCGAAGAACATTCCGTCTTCATCCATAACTATATAGTCATTCTTGTCGATTAAATCGGCTACCTTTATAAACATAATAAAATATATTATAAGATAAAGATAATGAAGAAATCCGGGTTATACGGCGGAAATATCGCTAGATTCTCCACCGTCAGTGCCGACTTTGTTTATTTCCTCCATAATATCAGCTGGGATATTAACAATGAACCGTTGTCCTAACTCCTCTACTACGGATTGCGCGGTAAGTGAGTCAATTTGGAACATTTCTCTGTTGGTAGCTACACGGTATTGTTCAAGCTTTTGGTGGATTTCCTCCTCCAAATAACGGGCTCCTATACACTTGAATGAAAAAACTGGGAACCATGGTGTGGGAACTCCGGTGGATTGGTTAATTTCCTTGGCTCTTTTGGGAACAGACGTGGTTGTAAATCCAATTTTACACATTCCCGGTATGGACCTGTTAACTAATATGTAAATCCATTCGGGTTTACGTATAGATCCCGAGGAATCAAAAATTGCCTCACTGTAGTAGTCGACCTTTTCCCATCCATCTTCCATTGGTGTGAGTAGATACGCGTGGGCATTACGGCAAATGTATATAGGATCGTATCTATCCGATAACTTAACGTGAAATTGTGCCTCTTCGCGGGTTAATTGTATCATTTATTGACGTATTTATGTAAC